TTGCGTAAGGAAACAAGCGAGATCACCCCCTGTCCGTCTGACAGTGATGCAGGGAATACTCTTCGGACCTTGACTATACTAACGTCTTGGCCCTCATAGTACTCCTTACCACAAGACTCTCTGAATCGTCCGATCCAGAAAGACTTGGAATTACCTACACGAGCACCGAAATGCTCGAGGGTAAGTATCACTGATTCCACAGTGTCTACGGGGACAATCAGATCATCCCCATAGACGCGCACCCGGCCAAAATACTCAGAAAAATCTGAGATTTTGGTAAAGGGCGTGTTGCGCTCTTTCTCGATTCCAAGAAAGACTAAGGTAAGGAATACCATAGCCTCAACTGGAAAACAGAGAGCGGATCCCATTGATGCGTACTTGGCAAGGCGATGAACGCCAAAACCAGGTACATCAGCTCTACGAGACCTAGTAGCTTCTAATCCGGCAAGCAAATGCGGATGGTCGCTAACTAGGCGTCTAACGAGCTGATTAGAGACCCGATCGCTAGCCTCGCTTAAATCAAGCGTAGCTAGACTGAGGTCCTCGGAACCCTTACGGGCTAGGGACTGGTTTGGTCCCTGATCCGAGAACCCCAGAAACTGAGAGAGATACCTATCCCTCTCAATCCTAGGGACTATTTGCTCGAGGAGCCCCTGCTGCATGTACTGCATACAGGTAGGCTCAACGGCAATAATCCTTGGGGTCTTTAGCGTCTTAGGAACTGATATGACCCGGACGGGTCTCTCAGAACCAGGATCTAGAAAAGTGACATCGTCCTCGCTCACATAACGTGAGTTAGGATACAGGAAATTCTCAACAGAGAAAACCTCCTGTAAGCGATGGGTCCACTCGTTTGCTTTGAACTTCTTGTTACCAAGAAGCCCTTCAGCAGTGACGCCTGGACCATGTTTCGGAACTATCTCTTCGTCGTAGATAACCTTATCTACTTCGGTAAAGATAGACCGAAAGAGAAGACGCGCTATACGATGGAAAGAGGAATAATCCTCCTCCGTCATAATAGCATCGTTCTCTTTCACTTCTCTATCACACTCGACATAAGCCAACATGGCATCTCTTTCCCTTGTTGGAGAACAAGGGAGCAAGATCTTGCTAAAGATCAGCGTCAGCTGTCTTATGGCAATTATTGCTTCCACGTCGGGTTCGTCGAGCAACACGCCGCTACCGCGGTCAAACACACGATCGAGGAAACCTCCTAAAAATAGGGGGAGACCTGCTCTCCAAGTAAAACCTTGGAAAGAGTTGCGATCACACAAACCTTGGTCAAGACTTTTTTGGAAGTCTTTCCCAAAGGTTGGTAGGGTTATCGTCAAGAACGAAAACCCCTCGTGTTTG